AGTGAAGACGAGATTAGTGAAGTGATCGCGTTCCCATCGAAAGCTCCACCCGAGATGATGTGGGTGTGCGGCTGCGGTTGTGCCAGCTTCACGTTGGGCGGCGAGGGGGACCTCACGTGCACCGCCTGCAGCAGCCTGATCGTAGGTGCAGAGGGCGGCTGGTACGTGCCGAAGCTGCCAGACACCGCGTGGGAAGGAGATAACCCCATCACCCATGTCATGGGCAACGACTCGGTGGACTTCGCGCGCGAGCGGATGGGGCGCCACGCGCGCGAACCTGACGTGTCCACCATAATCGTCGTGCGTCAGTCAGGACAGATCCACACATGGACCGACGTGGACAACGCCGAAGACGTGCAGTGGCTGCAGGAGCGCCTGACGGCCGCCGAAGAGCTGATCACGAGAGGCGTCGCAGATGAGTAAAGACAAGACCACCGACGTCCACGTCATTCCGGGCGGTGACCTCAAGGCGCACGAGGCATCCCGCAACTGCTGGTGCAAGCCGGAGCCCGACGAGGATGCCTCCAACCTGTTTGTGCACAACCCGTTGGATGGGCGGGACCGGGCGTGGCACTGACAGGCGACGTCGGGTTCTCCGAAGCTGAGCTGCTCACCCTGCTGAAGAACATCGACCGGCTGACGCACGACGAGGCGGAGGAGGTAGAGGCCATGGTCTCTGACCTGCAGGCGCGCTCGGCGCGGCAAGCGGCCTACGACGACCTGATCGCGTTCTGCAAATACATGCAGCCTGACTACAAGGTGGGGCGACACCACCGCATCCTCGCTGACCAGCTTATGGCACTGGATAACGGCGCTAAGGACCGGGTGGCAGTAAATTTACCTCCTCGCCACGGTAAGAGTCAGCTTGTCTCCATATACTACCCCGCGTGGTATATCGGGCGTAACCCCGGCAAGAAGGTCATGATGGTGTCCCACACCACCGATCTGGCGGTGGACTTCGGCCGCAAGGTGCGGAACCTGATGAACGACACGCGATATCAGGAGATATTCGCGGGGATCACCCTCGCGCAGGACTCCAAGTCGGCTGGCCGGTGGAGCACGAACCACGGGTCCGAGTATTATGCCACGGGCGTGGGCTCCAGTCTGGCCGGGCGCGGTGCGGACATGCTGATCATCGACGACCCTCATGCACTGGAGATCAACACGCCCATCCCCACACCCAACGGGTTTGTGGCCATACAGGACCTCAAAGAGGGGGATTTTGTCTTTGGGCCCGACGGGGAGCCTGTCAAGGTGTTGGCCAAGTCAGAAGTGTGGCACGACCGCGAGCTGTATAGCGTCACAACAGATGACGGCGAAGAGGTTCTCTGCGACGCACAGCACCTTTGGGGGGTCAACTCCGACACAAACCTCGGCAAGGCAAAAGTCTACAACTTCACCGCAGAGTACCTATCGAATTGGCCAAAGGCAAACCGGCCAGTCATACCCCGTCACCAGCCTGTGCAGTACCCGGCGCGGAGCCTGCCCATAGATCCTTGGGTTTTGGGCGCATGGTTGGGGGATGGCACAACCTCTGGAGGCCGCATGACAGCCTGCCCGGCCGATCAGCCCTATATGCTGGCGGAGTTTGCCAAGGCGGGATACAAGGCCAGCCCTCTGACGAAAGACGGGTTCACGTTCACCGCCTACGGACTCATGCCCCAACTGAGAACGCTTGGTGTATTGAACAACAAGCACATACCCGAAGAGTATATGGTGGCTTCCACAGAGCAGCGCATGGCCTTGTTGCAAGGGTTGATCGACACTGACGGGTCTGTTGCGGCCTCTGGGCAGGCAGGGTTTTACAACTGCAACTTACGACTCGTAACGCAGGTTAAAGAGCTCCTGCACTCCCTCGGTGTCAAGTGTGCTGTTCGCACTTACCTTGATACTAGAGGACGCCACGCCACAAGCCAGCCCAACCACCGGGTAATGTTTCGTCTTGCAGACTGCGCGCGGATGCCCCGCAAGCTCAAGTACACTCGCACCCCCACAGACAAGCGGTCCCGAAGCATCGAGGTGGAGAACACCGGGGGACGGGGCTCTGTGCAGTGCATAACAGTGGATCGCGCAGACGGACTGTTTCTCGCTGGCAGGGGGTATGTAGTCACCCACAACTCCGAACAAGACGTGCTGGCGGGCAATTTCGAGGTGTTTGACAAGGCATATCAGTGGTTTACCTTCGGCGCGCGGACGCGCCTCATGCCCGGGGGCTGCGTGGCCCTCGTGCAAACTCGCTGGCACCTCCAAGACCTCACAGGCCGAGTCGTGCAGGACATGACCCAGAACGAAAACGCCGATCAGTACGAGGTGGTCGAGTTTCCAGCCATCATGGAGATCAAGCAGCCTGATGGGACGACCAAGGAGAGGGCGTTGTGGCCCGCGTTCTTCGATCTGGCAGCCTTGCGCCGCACGCAGGCTTCGATGCCCACGTTCCAGTGGAACGCCCAGTACCAGCAGGACCCGACAGCAGAAGGTTCCGCGCTCATAAAGCGGGATTGGTGGCGGATATGGACAGAAACCGAGCCTCCAGAGGCGGACTACGTCATCATGGCACTCGATGCTGCTGCGGAGCAGAAAGAGCAGGCCGACTACACCGCGATCACCACGTGGGGCGTGTTTTTCCGCGAGGAAGACCGCACAAACAACCTGATCCTGCTCGATGCGGTGCGGCGCCGGGTCGAATACCCCGAACTCAGGGTCCTTGCCAAGGAGATGTACGACAGATGGGAGCCCGATGCGTTCATCGTGGAGAAAAAGAGCTCCGGGGTGGCACTGTTTCAAGAACTGAGGCGCACAGGCATGATGCTGCAGGAGTTTACCCCCCACCGCGGGACAGGTAACAAGTTCGCGCGCATGCAGGCCGTGGCCGATATCGTGAAGGCGGGCATCGTCTGGGTGCCGACGACCCGTTGGGCCGAGGAGCTGGTAGAGGAGATCGCGAGTTTCCCGGTTGGCGCCCACGACGACCTCGCGGACACCGCAGTAATGGCGCTCACGAGGTTCCGACAGGGCGGGTTCATCCGCCTGCCCACAGACGAGGAAGAGGACGAGGCCGAATATGTCCCGAAACGTGCAGCCTACTATTGAGACGCAGGCGAAATACACAGAACTGTGGAAGCGGCGACGGAGGCTCCTCCAGAGCGGGGCGAACACGCCGCATCGCAAGCTCCCGCACTTCGTGAAAGCCGAGATCAACATGCTCAACGCCAACATCAAGAACTTCGAACGGGTGTACGCGGTCACCACCCCGGAAGAGGAGCCCAGCAAGTGACTTCCGCTCAAGGCCACTTTGCTGCTATAGTGCGGCCAACACACACGCCGAAGGGGTAAGCCATGGAGTTTTCATCGGGCGGGGGCGCTCCCCCGCAGGGCATGCCGCAAGGGCTGGCGCAGCTGCTCCCCAGCGCCCAGCAGATGTACGGGTCGCAGCTCTTGAACAGGGTGCAGCCGTCCCAAGAACTGATGGCGACCCCGCAGGCTCCGCCCGCAGGCATGCAGGTCAACATAAACACCCCAAACCTCGACGCCCTGTCTGCGGCGCAGGCCGCCACCCGGAGGCAAGCCCAGATAGGGCTCGAGAACATGACGATCCGTGATCTGGAGGCGAGTCTGGGCAGCAGCAAAGGCGGGGGGCTGTCAGGCAAGGGTACGGGAATTTCCAGTTTATCCGGCCAACAGAACGTGCCCAACGGAGCGGGCCAGCAGTTCCAACCGCCCCCGCAGTTCATGTCGTTCCAGCAGAGGTAAGAGATATGGCGATTGAGAAACCGATGCAGCCGTCAGATTTTCTGGCTCAGGAAGACCTGCCCGAGATGGAGATCGAACTCCTTGCCCCGGAGTCCGCCACAATCGAAGAGGGGGACGGCAGCGTCACCGTAGAGTTCGGCGATGAGAAGGAAGTCCCCCCTGAGAGCATGGAGCACTCCGCCAACCTTGCGGAGTTCGTCGACGAGGGCGACCTCACAGGGCTTGCTTCAGACCTCATCGACGGGTTCACGATGGACCGCCGCAGTCGCGCGGACTGGGCAGAGGCGTATATCCAAGGCCTAGAGCTGCTCGGGATGAAGATCGAGGACCGCATGGAGCCGTGGGACGGCGCATCTGGCGTGTTCCACCCCATGCTGGCCGAGGCGGTCGTGCGGTTCCAAGCGCAGGCCATGGGTGAGATGATGCCTTCCGGGGGCCCTGCCAAGACCAAGATCATGGGTAAGTCGACCCGGGAGAAGGTCGAGCAGGCCAAGCGGGTCGAGCAGGAGCTGAACTATCAGATCACCGAGCGCATGCCGGGATATCGCGAAGAGACCGAGAGCATGCTGTTCAAGCTGCCTCTGGCGGGCTCCGCGTTCAAGAAGGTCTACTACGACCCATCCATGAAGCGGCCACGGTCAGTGTTCGTGCAGGCCGAGGACTTCGTCGTGTCCTACGGCGCCGCCGGGCTGGAGGACTGCCCGCGATACACCCACGTGATGAAACGCACCTCCAACGAGGTGCGCAAGCTGCAGGTGGCAGGGCTCTACTTGGACGAGGACCTTGACAGCCCCACACGGGAGACCACCGACATCGAGGAGGCCTACGCCAAGATCACGGGCGTGGATATCCCGACCGAGGACGAAGAGCGGCACACTCTGCTCGAGATGCACGTCGATATCTCGCTTCCGGCGCCGTTTGGCGACCCCGAAGGGATCGACCGGCCCTACGTCGTCACTATCGACCTCACTTCCAAGAAGGTGCTGGCCATCTACCGCAACTGGTACGAAGACGACGAGGCCATGACTAAACGGCTGCACTTTGCCCACTACCCCTACCTCCCGGGGATGGGGTTTTATGGCACGGGTCTCACGCACCTTGTGGGCGGCCTCACGAAATCTGCCACATCCATTCTCCGCCAGTTGATCGACGCCGGCACTCTGTCCAACCTACCTGCAGGTTTGAAGTCGCGGTCCTTGCGCATCAAGGGGGACAACAGCCCCCTGAGACCGGGCGAGTGGCGTGACGTGGATGTCGTGGGAGGGTCGCTCCGCGAGTCCCTGTTCCCGATGCCCTACAAAGAGCCAAGTGTGGTCTTGTACCAGCTGCTGGGCAACGTGGTGCAGGAAGGCCGCCGGATCAGCTCCATGGCGGACCTGCAGGTCAGCGATATGAGCGCGCAGGCCCCGGTCGGGACCACACTGGCGCTCCTCGAGCGCAACATGAAGGTTATGTCGGGCATCCAGCACCGCCTGCACGCCGCCATGAAACAGGAGCTCCGGCTGCTCGCTCAGGTGATCGGTGATTTCATGTCGCCCCAGTACGACTACTTTGACGACGAGGACTTCGACCGGTCGGAGGACTTCGGGTCGGGCGTGGACATCATCCCGGTGTCGGACCCCAACGCAGCAACCACCGCGCAGCGCATCATGCAGTATCAGGCGGCTCTCCAGCTCTCGACGCAAGCCCCGCAGCTGTACGACATGGGGCTGCTGCACCGGCAGATGCTGGAGGTACTGGGTATCCAAGACGCCTCGGAAATCATCAAGCTGCCCGATGAGCTGAAGCCGAAAGACCCGGTTGCCGAGAACGTGGCCATCCTGAAGCAGGAGCCGGTGAAGGCGTTCCTCTATCAGGACCATGAGGCCCACATCGCAGTGCACATGGCTGCGGCGCAGGACCCCAAGCTGGCGCAGATCGTCGGCCAGTCCCCGTTCGCCGGGGCAATCCAGAGCGCCTTGGCTGCGCATATCACAGAGCACGTGGCGCTGGGATACCGCAAGGCGTTGGAAGCCCAGCTGGGTGTGCCCCTGCCCGCCGAGGACGAGCCCCTGCCCGAGGACGTCGAGCTGGAGCTTTCAAGGCTCGTGGCTGCGGCAGCGGGCAAGCTCCTGCAGGAAAATCAGGCCGGGGCCGCGCAGCAGCAGGCCGAGAAGGCGGCCAAAGATCCGCTCACACAGATCCAGCTGAAGGAGCTGGAGCTCGACGAGATGAAGATCAAGCTCGATGCGGAGATCAAGGCCAAGCGTCTCGAACTCGACACGCTGAAGGCCGCCGACGCGTCTGCCGTCCAGCGGGAGCGGATCGCAGCCGAGGACAAGCGCGAGGGCGCGCGGCTTGGGGTGCGGGTTGCAGAGGACGCGACCAACGCGACACGCGAAGACAAGGCCAAGGGGCTCGCCATGGGCATCGACATCGCCAAGGAGTTGGCAAAGAATAAGGGAAAACCTGATGGAAACCGTTGACCGCCTCCGCCACGTATTCACCCTGCAGCGCAACGACCTCGCGGACCATCTGGCTGCAGGGGGGGCCGTCGACCATGTGGCCTACTCCAAGATAGTGGGAGCCATCGGGGCCTTGGATATGGTGCTGGCGGAGCTCGCTGACATCGAAAAGAAGCAGCTTGAAGAATAAACTGCTTCCCACTACCATACGACCCCATACCGTGGGACAAACCCACGCTAGGTAACGGTGTACCTTGA